CCGCTGGTTGTATAAATAGCTACTGCTACCCCACTAATAGAAGTACCTACAGAATTCTCTACATTTACTGTAAGAAATACAGCATTATCAATTGAAACACCACTACCATAAATTACATGATATGAGCCGGGGTCAGAAAGATTTATAGATTCTATTGTTAAATAATCTGTAATGTTTATACCGCTTAGAGCAATGTCATAATCATTACCTGCAAAGGTTAGTTTATCGTACTGTACTGTACCCGAAATGGTATGTAAAATACCATGAGGATTATAAGTTGCGTGAGTATTGGCTATGAAATTACTGTTCTTTATATTCACCCCACTAGGAGTCCAATAAAAAGAGTAGCCCGTAAACGCATTATCAGTAGTATTTGAAAATGTGGTGTTTCTTATTACAATTGGTCCACCCGGATCAAACATTCCACACTGATCTATTGTACAACCATAAAGTTTGTGGTCTGTATCTCCCCACCCATTAACTCCCCCGTGCATATATCTAAAGGTAGTACCATATAAATTTATTGCGTTTGATGCGTTATTGGAATCTCCTAAGCGTACCGCTGAAGTGTGTAAATCACTGCCAAGAAAGATAGAACCATTTCTACCTCTTGATGTATCTCCAGTACCAACTTGTACTCCATCAGTAAAATTGGTTGCGTTGGTAGAATTGCTTACTACGTCAAAGCGGAAGAAATCATCACCAACCATATCTACCCAGCTACCACTATAATAGTACTGTTGGCTTACCCAACGAATAATTCTATCTGTATCTGTAAAAGTAGTACCGTTTGTACTTTGATTGTCCCCTACTTCTAACCTACCATAGGAGTAATAAACACCGTCTCTTTCCTGAAGAATACCGTATACATTAGCTGCGGTATTCATATCAGCATCTACTACATCTTTCCAACCGTCTGTTGAAGTACCATAAACTCTTAGCCCCCAACCGACATCAATTCTATCTATAAACAGGTTGTCTGCTCTAGAAGATGCTGTAGTTTCTACTCCAACACCAAATCTACTAATAGAGCTGATTGATGCACCACCCCCTATAGTAAATGATGGTGTTTTTCTTGGGTCTAGTACAAATCTTGCCCAACCACCATTATACTTATCTAAAGCATCACTTCCACCTATAACATAGCAGTTAAATGTAGTATCACTATCTCCAACCAGCAAATAGATACCATTATTAGCAATGACATCTAGAGTACCCGGAGTAGTCATGTTTAGCCAGATAAAAACATGCTGTCCTTCGTGTGTACCACTTGCTGAGAAATCAAAAGAACCAGTGCCGGAATAGTCATACCACCCATAACCATCTTTGTTACTTGCCTGAAAACCTATAGAAGCGTTATTTTGTATCTTTACTTCTGTCCATTGCTCGGGTGAAGTGATGGTATCACTGTCCCAATTGGTTGTATTTTCTGCTTCGGTTACATTAGTACCATTGAAAACTACTGTAGCTGCCAATTTATGCCTCTAGTTCAAAATCAGGATTGTTCTCTTCAAACTCTTCTAGTCCCCACCACTCCGTCCAAGTAGATTGTTTACCAACAATCTCTACTTCAACGTATTCGGCAGTCACTGTACCACCATTAACAGCATCTGAAACATCATGCGAAATCACTTCTATAGAAGCTATCTTTCTTTTTTTTCCATTTAAATCAATTACTTTCATATTTTTAGTACTCTCTTGAACACCTCTGTCCATTGTTCTGCTATATTTGCCCAATTATATTCCGGTTTAGAAAACTTTTCAATTCCTTTTACAGATAATTCGTTATATAAATCTTTATCATCATAGATTTTTTGTAGCTGAACGGCTACATCTTCTGGTTTTACTACAGTACCAACTGTCTCAACTCTTTCAAAAGTTTGATTCATAGTAGTTGGTATAAGTAAACCAATGTCATGATAAAGTTCTCTACTAGCACTGTTATCTGATACTACTTGTGGTGCACCAGTAATTGTGTGCTCCATGCTAGGTAAACCCCAACCCTCTCCCATGCTAGTATTTAAGCCAACATCCGTACTATTATAAACTAAGTTTAAACGATTTTCTGGTATCTTCTGAACACCTTCTTCCATACTAGTCAGCAGAAGTCTACTAGCCATACCGTATCTCTCTGCCAGTTTAGGAATGTTCCAGCCAACATCTCTTATTCCAGCATGGTGATAGTACCTGACATTTGTTGGTTTACCTTCAGCAAACATGGCAAAACCTTCTAGGGCTAAATCTAATCGCTTTCTTGGTTGATTTCTATTTGCGTTCAAAACTACAAAAGAATCTTCACTCCAAAGCTCTTCAACATTAGGATAAGAAATCTTTCTTATCTCTGATTTTGGCATCATTAATTTATAAAATATTTCAATATCAATACCATGAGGTATGATCTCAAAATCAATGCCTTCTGGTGCAGCTGCCCTAGCAACTTCATATCCAAACTGTGTATAAACTACAGCCTGTGTGACTATATCAAAGTTTTCAAACCAACGACTATCAAACTCTTTAGCATCTACGGGGAAATAAATTACTATTGGAGGTACTGGATCAAAGTGCTTTTTTATCTCCGATAAATATTCATTAATCATCCACAGATCATTTAGAATAAAGATCATATCAATTTTTGCTGAACCGAATTCTTTAATTCTATCTATGCCATAGATATTTCCTCTAATCGGTGCTGGAAATATCATCCAATTATTAGGATGGGGATCACCCCAATAATTTATTGCTAAGTGCATTACCTGAAAAACTTCAGAGTCTAAGTTTTTAATGATCGAGTGTGCTACTCTGGAAAAACCAGTAGGAGTTACTCCATCGGAAATCCAGAGGATTCGTTTTCTTTCTTGTTCCATTTTTTTCCATTCCTTTCATTACATATTTTATTTAACATCCAACTAATAAGAATAGTTACTATAGCTGGTGTTAGTATTCTAAGTACACATAGTATACATAAACCGTACCAATCTGTGTGCATTAAAAATCTCCCATATTTTCAAACGTATTCTGCTTGTAACCAAGCAAACTTCCTTTAACAGTCTGTGCTAGTCTGCTGGTTGGTGCTGAGAGTATCATGCTTAATTCTTCCCAATCTTTCTGTAAAGAGAGTTGTTTTGATCTCGAACCTTCTAAGTTGGAGAAAGAAATTTCAGCATCTTTCCAAGCACCAGCGTTCCATGAGTTGTTTTCTAAACTGCCTTCCTTTATAATAATAGATGCCATTAAAAGAATTGGTCTTTCATCCTGCATCTCTATTACAGGAGGCTCTGATAAAACAAAGTTTTGATTAGGATTTCTTGATACCAGATGGGTAGACATATCTATTAGATATTTTAAGTTCCACCACCTACCCAATGCTTTGATAGCCATTTCCAAAGCTACCTCTAACCATTCATCTGTATATCTATATGTGGCTGGATTAATATCTCCTAGATGTAATCTAAGTTCTGGTAAAAAATAATCAACTGTAGTAGTTGCCATTTACTCCACCATTTGTGGGGGCTGTGATAACCCCTGTACTTCCGACAATCTTCCTTTTATAAGATTAACAATCTTATCTGATCTTTCCTCTTCCTCTGCTACTTTAAGTAGTCTATATAGAGGAGCCTCTGAGTTCATTTTATTTACAGAAGCCTCTAGAGTAAAGTACTTAGCTTTTACCAGCTTCCTCATTTCATCATCAGGTAAATTACTAAGCCTTTCTTCTTCAGAAACTTCTCTGGTCTCTGGTCGCTCAAATTCAATTAGATAGCCCTGCTCAAAGTGTGCTTTGTTAGCTGCATGTAGAAATTTATCTTCTTTAGGATTCCAAGTATCTACTGTAGCATTGTCGGAAAAGTTATCTTCTCCACTTAAAATTAACCCCTGCGATTCAAGGTTATTGAAGGGGTTTAAAATTTTCACGTACACCTGACCAAGTATCGTTTTTCTATATGATTTGTATGGTTTCTCTAACTGTAGTGCAGAGAAATCAGCCGTTTCCAGATTAGTGTCCATTTATTAAATCTCCTTTCCATTATTAAATTTTTTATTAGGGAAGTTCCGTTTAGTACGGGCACGGACACCCGGAAACCTACCTTCCCATCTCGGTATCTCTTTGTGCAAGAGAAAAAAAGTCAATTAGCTAATCCCACCGATAACGTAAATTCCATCAGCTTTCCAGATCATAATTCCGAATCTCTGATAGAACTCTAAGTTCCATTGCGGGGGAGTAGGTCTTGGATCAGTCCATTCTTTATAGTTTACATCACCATAAGTAATAAATTCTCCAACCTTTTCTCCGATAATGAGAACTTTATCTTCGGGAATGAAAGCATTGTAGTCCTCAAAGTTATCATAAATCTGGTCAATAGCCACGATGGGAGCACCGTACCATTTACCGAGCCAACCAGTCTGCATAATTTCTTGCAGCTGAGGATCAAGTCCACGCCACATGGCATCAGTACCTACTGTGTTGCCATCGTTCCAGAATCCACCAAATTGTGTAATGGGGGTTAGTGCGGAACGTGCTCCAACAACAGCCTTAACACCAGAAGTAGTCCGGTTGATGTAATCAATACCGTTCTTCAACAGTGTAGAGGTGATAGGTCCGCCCGCTGAGATAAAGTTGTTGGGGGTATTCACAGCAGTCCAAATAGAGGTAAGGGCTGTAAAGACTTTCTGTTGAAAAGTATCTTTAAGCTTAGCCAACATTTCGCCACGAATCTCATCAACTGTACCAATATCACCAGCGTTCATCTCCCATTCATTAAATGTAACACCTACATCCAGACCATCGAGAAGGTAGTTTGCTCTCTCGTACACAGTGATTTCACTCTTGAGGTGGATTGAGCCGGGTACTAACGTATAAACCTTAATACCTTTTCTCAATTTCTTGACAAGGGAATCACCCTCCTTAAGTGAACGAGAATCTAGCAACATACTTACGAAGTCTACTGTAATGTGTCCGGGTTCTAGATATTCTACGAACATTTGAGCCAATGCTTCTCTGTTTCCTTTATCTCTAACAGAACTTGCAATAGCTTCCTTTAATTCTTTATCCATTTTTGTATATTCCTCCTAGAATTTTTTAGTAATTGATGCGGAAGGTTAAATTCAGATCGCTATCGACTTCCATTACCTGTGCAAACGTAGCTGTAGCTGAGTATTTCAGCTTACCAGCATCAGCGGCACTATCGGTAGTGGCATCGGCAACGGATAAGAACGCACCCGGCACGACATTCGCACTATAAACATATTCGCCAGACCAAACGGTAAACACACCCGGACCAAAGGCAAGTGCCAAATAGCCGGAGGGAATAGTTAGTCCTTTCTTGTTGCTTAGTGGAGTAAGGTGCACATCAGCATTAAATGGAACGTTAGCTGCACCATCAAATCCGTAACGGAGTGAGGTATCAGCGACTGTGGGCATGGGAATCATGATTGGAGGTTCAGTGTTGTCCACAGCGAAGGTCAAACAAAAACGTGCAGCTGCAGCTTCTGTTGAGTCATCGGGCAACTTCACACCGGGTAAATCCTCCCTACTTCCGTAGTTATGGGTCTGTGCGTGTGAGGTCATGAGAACCATTCTGCCTTCTGGAATGGCTTCTGTAGTTAATACACCCGTAATATCAGTATATTTATTAATTTCCATTATTTATTTCTCCTCTCTTTGAGAAGCTTTACTTGCTTTGAGTCGCCTTGCGATCTCTTGGGGCGTAAGAATCTTCTCCTGTTTATTTCTAGCATTAGGAACTTTCAATCCAGCATCATTGCCGTCATCGTCTTCTTTTTCTTCTTTTGCAGAAAAAGCAACAATTTCCTGTAGCATAAATTCAAGGTCTTCTTGAGCCATAGCGAGCAATCGTTCTCTATTTTCAGAGAAATATTCCTCATCTTTCTCAATACCTGCATCAGCAAACTGAGTCCGAATAGCATCCATAGCTTTTTCTGCCTCAATTTCTTCATCAATACTCGCCTTGAATTCTCTCAAAGTTTCTAATTCAGCAGCTTGTCCTTCAAACTCCTTCATCTGTTCTTTGAGTGCATCAAGCTCTTCTTGAGCTTTTGACAATAATTCTTTAGTATCTTCCAATTCCTTTTGTGTTTTCTCTAACTCGTCCAAGTCAGTATCCTCCTTTTTTTCGCCAGCAAACTCTATGACGGGAGTCCTGCCCTTATAGGCTGGCATCCCAACTAGGGTTGCAGCTCTAAGAGTAACTCCGTGTAAATTTTCAGTACCATCTTCTTCAAAAGAAGAAGCTGCATATCCAAGCTCCCAACTAATATTTAGTGGTCGTTTTTCTGCATAGGCTTCTCTGATAAGTTTTACATCCTCAGGTCTTTCTTCAGACCAAAGAGCAGCTAGTCCTCTTATTTGATTATCTTTTTCTTTCAAATGAGTAATGACTCCAAGTGGTTCGGAAAGTTCATGTCCTTCCTTTATCCCACCCTTAGCCATTTTTAACGGGGTGAAGAAACCCGATCTAATAACGCTTGCAAATTCATCTTTAGGAATTCTTTGTTTATTGGCGTTAGGCTCATCATCTGTTAAAATAAACTTCAAGTAATTAAACGAGTGGTTTGCAGCTATAGCAGCTTCAGCTAACTGCTCATCGTCTTCCTCTACAAAATCCACCTTGTACTTTTTGATAATAGTTTTCTCATCCATTAGTAACTCCTTAATAGGTAAAAATTTACCTATTCTCTCATTAATATTATACCACATTTCAACGAAAAATGACTAAAATTGATTTATTTTCTATTATTTTTGCGGTTTTTCTTCTTTTTCTTTAGGTTTTTCCTGATTTTTTGGTTGTTGTCCCACCGGATCAGGTGCATTACTATGAGGCTGTGGTGCAAATTCTTCTAGTCCCATCGCCTCCATAGTATCATTTTCTTCCTCTTTCAGCCTAAATTCCTCATCAATGTCATAGCCAAACGCTTTAGCGTGGTGTGTTCTAGAAAGATTTCCAGATTCGTATAGACTGGTTAATCCATCAATCAAGTCCCTAAATGAAACTAAATTAATAGGCTCAAACTTTAGAGCTGGCATTTCTCCCCTGAATCCATTCTCTTCCCATACATTATAAACAATATCTTTGAGAATGTATAATACTTTTTCTCTAATATTTTCCATAGTACGTACAGGAGACATTGTTGCATACTCAGCATTAGAAGTACCACTTCTAGAAGTTTCTCCAGTAATGAGAATTCTAGGAAACCCTAGCCCAAAGATTATATCATCATTTACTTCACGATACTTTGTTTCATCTAGGAGTGCTTCCGTAGGAGGCATAATCCAGCTAACATCTAATGTATGATTGGCAAATAGTTGAAATACTCTTTCAACATCTTCTTGTGTAGAATAACGATGGTACATTTGCTGTCTCAATTCTTCAAAAGTTTCTTCCTGATCTTCTGTAACTGGAAATTCATCACTACCTAATTTAAACAACTGAATAGCAGTGATAACCCTAGAAGCTATGGAGTAATCCATTCTTCTAAGATTTCTTTTATGTTTTAGAGGTTCTAATACAGGAGTTAGGTAGGGAGTTGGGTAAGGAGAATCTGTTACTACTTTTCTTCTTATAACCAAATCATTTTCTAAAAGAACATACCTCTTATTATCCTCCACTGCCTGTACAAACTCTGGGTAATATGCAATTAACTCTTTGTATAACTCAGGGTCTTCTGTACCATCTTTGTATTTTCCTCGATTTTTTATAAAAAAGATCAGATCATCTGGAATTTTATAGAAGTAAGATGGTTCTGTCATGCCAAGTGCATCGTTTATTTTTATAGTTGTTGGGTCACGTAACCACATATACACAGGCAGGGTTAGAGTCTCGTACCTCTTAATTTTCCAAGCATCTAATTCTTTCTTTGTTACTGGTGCATACTTGATTTCTGGAATAACTAGCCCAGAAATTAAATATTCCATAGACATTTGTTCCGCAAAGTCTTTTAATTTAGGAACTAGATTATCCATAACTTTCTTTTCGTTCTCATTTAACTTGGATTTATCGAACTCTATTCTATTAATTCCTATTTCAGTCATCTTATCAACGACAGTAGACACTAAAGAATCATATCTATAGAAAAATCTACAAGTATTAACCAGCTTTTCAAATGTATTTAAATCCAAGACTTCCATCTTATCTACCTGAGAACCAGTCCAAGGATTAGGAAAGGAAATCTTTTCGTTATTTAGAAAGCTCGATTTAACTAATTTTTCTGTCATGCTAACCACCTACTTTTAAACAATTTCTTAACATTTTTAGCAGGAAAGAAGTACTCATGTTCTAGGTAATATGCCATACTGCCACATAACAAAGCTGCTGTGAAGTGATCTTCTCCCCTCTGCCCACCTCTTGGAGTCAATGTTTTATAAATTAAATCTCCAGCCGGGGTCTTAGAGTAGGTCATTCTTTCTAATTCTGAGATAAACTCTAAGTCGGTAGAAGAAAATATAAATTTATGATTGTTAGCGTATTCCTGTAAAATGGAAACTGAAAAAGGTTTTGTTTTAGATTTTATTTCTTCCCCATCAGAATCGAAACCTAGTGAAATCTGTGAGGAAAAGTTAATAGGTACTACTCTTTTCTTGTAGTCCTTATGTAAATATTCTTTGGAGTCTTGTAGTCTTTGGATAACGCTTATTCCAGCAGAGCCCCAATCAACTCCTAAAGCTCTTGGATTATATATTGTATCCAATTTATCAATTATCTTATCCTGTATGGCATAAGAAACTTTATTCAATTGCACCCGACAATGAAACTTTAATTGTCCAGAAGCTATGGAATAGAAAACTACAATTGCTGTTGGGTCTGTATACCCTAAATCTATGCCAAAGTAAACTTCCCTAGCACTGCTTGGAAGTAGAGGTAGTGCGGATAATTTAGGAATATAATTAACAAAACTTTCTTTTAATGCTATTCCGTCCAGCACTAGTTTATATACAGGATAA